AGTTATTGTTGGTCTCGCACTCTATGGAGTCGGAGCATATAAAGCAACAGGAAAGGGTTTGGATTATGGCAAACGTGTTTATAACGGAGCCTTTTCAGCAAATGGACAGAGCAAGAAATCTCGCGCCACTCGCACGAGAACAAGAAAGCATAAAAATGGAAAATACATATCCCCATCTGGAGGAGCTGAACAAGAGCCTGAAGATGAAGATTGGGAAGAAGGTGATTATTATTACGGAAGAACAAGTCGAATTGGAGATGAAGAGTATGAAGACTCTTACTACGAAGAACGAACCCGTAATGAATATGATATGTTGCCAACTGACCCAAGGGAAGATCCCCGTCACGAGAGACGTGCCAAAAGGCAAGGGATTCCATTGAAGATGCCGAATATGAAGGATGATTCATCTTTGCGCCGAGCGATATACGCCGCAAAGAAACGAACATATAGAGCGCCTGAGAATAAGGCCAACACCCTGAAGGCGAAAGCCCTCGAAACATTCAACCAACTTTCGAAAGAAGAGTTTGAACGCTTGAGTAAGCATTGGAAGCCCCTACATTTAGCGGGCGGTGTTTACAAGTTTTATGTTGATGATCGTTATGCGTGTACGGCTACCCATGTGGGTAACCGTCTATATGTTGTCTTACACTGTTTGAGTGAAGACATCACCACTTCGTATCGTGCTACAAATCACGTGAATTCTTTCTCTTTAAGAGGAAGTGATGCTGTGATGGTTAACAAGGAAGTAGCCTATTTTCCTGTAAACGGAGTACCATCCGTTTGGAAAAATAAGGATTTTCGAGTCATGGAAGATGCAGAAATTGTAACTGTCTTTGGCTATGGATCAGGGGAAAATAGTGAACCTGATGCTATTGTTGGCTTTGCCTCTCCGTTGGGTTGGTGTAATGCCCCAACGCGTAATGGCGATTGTACTGCACCCGTTTTGGATGTTAACGGGAAAATTGTTGGATTTTGGACCCATGGAAATGGTAAAGATTTTGGTAGGTATGAACCTATCACACCTGGTTTCAAAGAATCACAACAAGATAACATCTCTGTTCTTCACTCTGGACTGGATTTTCGGTCCAGCCCCCACTCCCAACAACATTGTTAGAGAGGCCGTTCTGGGAACGGTACCCTTCTTTGTACTTGGAGAAGGGGGGGGCGCCTACATTCTCGGATGTTGCGCATGTGTGTGAAGAACATGAGGCATACCTTGATGATAAGTATTTTACCATCATGGGACAAATCAGGCGTAATCCGCGGTACACGAACAAACGGATTATGGACCCACAATTGAAATGTTTTGTGGATGAAATGGGAATTGATATTCCACCTGAATGGGGTTTGCCTACCCCGAATGCTAATGCTTCTTATAAATCCTTAGGAAAATATGGAAAAGATATGCTACCTATGACCGATGAAATGGTTGAGGACATGAATCTGGCTTGGGAAATGACCAGCCGCCACTTTGGATTATATATGAGAGACTCAAGAGTATTAGACTACCCAGAAGCCAAAGAACATTTGGATATGAGTACGTCTAGTGGTGCACCTTTTAATACGCACTATCCGACGAAGAAAGAGTTGTTTGAAAACGACCCGGATATTGATGCATTTTTAATGAGTGATTGGGAAACCATGGCAAACGAGGACATGGAATGGACTTGTTTGTTTACCAACTCTTTGAAAGAGGAGCTTAGAACTGAGGAAAAGATAATGGATAACTCTATCCGAACTTTTCTCTCGGGCGGTGTCGATGCAGTTGTGCACGGCACTCGTTTATTTGTCGATCAGAACGAAAAGATGAACGCATCTCATTTGAAATCTTCCTCTGCCGTAGGCATGAGTCCGTTAAAAGGAAAATGGGATCAACTCTATAGAAAATTGAAAGTTTTCAAGAAGGGTTATGCGTTAGATGAAAGTCAGTATGACTCGTCTTTGCGATCTTATATGATGTGGGGTTGTGCGAGGTTTCGCTGGAACTGTTTGCGTAAGGAGGATCGAACTCCTGAGAATCTAAGACGAATTCTTGTGTATTACCGAAATTTGGTTAACACAGTTGTTATTTGTCCGGATGGTGTTCTCGTAATGAAGAAGACCGGAAATCCGTCTGGTTCCGTAAATACTATCAATGATAATACGTTGATACTACACACCCTATTGGCTTACGCTTGGATAAGAACTGTTCCAGCAGACATGTGCTCGTTAGCGGCTTTTGAAGCCCATACAGCTAAAGCACTTGTTGGTGATGATAACACCTGGACAGTATCTGATGTTGCTCATGAATTTTTCAATGCTCGCTCTGTGATAGCAGAGTGGAAGCAAATTGGAGTAACTACTACTACTGATTCGTTAGAACCACGTAAACCTGAAGAGCTGGATTTTCTTTCAGCCCACACCATTTTTAAGAATGGACAAGCACTACCTGTTTATGATAGAACGAAGTTGATGACTTCTTTGTTATATGCAAATCGTGCGCATTTGACTCCAGCAATCACACTGGAACGTACAGCGGCTATGCTTAGCATAGGTTGGACGGACATCCCTTTCCGACATTTTTGTCGAGATGTAATAGATTGGCTCATG